GAAGTGTTAGATATCTTCAATATCGATGTTGTTTAGTTGTAGTTGATCTTGTAGTTGATCTTGTAGTTGATCTTGTAGTTGATCTTGTAGTTGATCTTGTAGTTGATCTTGTAGTTGATCTTGTTTAAGTGTGTTAGTGAAAATGAGTTCGTCGTGTAGTGTGTTGTTGGTGAAGTGTGTATAATCAGCTGCTCGTCTAATAATATTATTAATGGGTATGGATGGAATATCTCTAATAAGCTTAAAGTGTGTTTCATCATAGACAAAAATAACATCACAATTTTTATATGGGTTCTCCCAATCCCTGAGGCCAATAAGAATGTAAGAATTAGCAGTAATAGTATTGCTGCGTTTCTGTCTGCCTTTAAACTTATTTCGTATATGCGCGATTAAACGTATATTGTCATTGGTATATACTTCACACATGCCATTGCCTAGCATCTTGGATACATATACCACCTTCTCGAGATCATTCTCTGGAATTCTCAACTTAGCACTAACACCACCTTGTCTAATGTGCTTTCTTGCTAATCCCTTTGTTTTAGTGCCACCTGATGTATTCTTAACCATTTTAATATAATAATATTGTATTGTTATGTTATAATATTTCAAATATTTTTAATTTCAATTTTTTACAATAAAAAAAGTTGTTGATTTAATAATTTACAATAAAATTTTATACTGTTACTACTTCATTTCTGTCTTCTACATAGCTACCTACTAATTCATGTGTATCCACGTCATACACATTCTTTTCATCATCCATTAAGTAATCCTTGCCGTTAATATTCACTTGTTTTACGTTTAATTCGTCTTCTTCATCTTGAGCTGAATCATTTGTTGCTGCCGCCACTAAATTCTGCACTGCTTCCTCCACCTCCGGCTCCTTTGCCTTCTTCTCCTTTGGCTTCTTCTCCTTTGCCTCCTTTGCCTTCTTCTCCTTTGGCTTCTTCTCCTTTGCCTCCTTTGCTGCTGCCTTTGCTGCTGCCTTTGCTGCTGCCTTTTCGGCCTTCTCGTCTGCCTTTGCCTGAGCCTTTGCTGCCTTCTCTGCTTCTTTTGCTGCCAACTTTTCTCCTTTTTTCTTATCTGTTTGATATAATCGCATTTCCTTACCTATTCCTTTGTTACTTAGAAATCCTTCTACAAACTCCTGCATCACTGGGATTTCACCAAATGTGTTTGCCTTCTCGAAAAACTTCTCTTCATCCAATAATACATCTTCACCTGCTTCCAAACACTTCTTATTCATCGCACGAATTAAATAGAAACTGTACTGAATAAACTTGTTATACTTCGCTGGAAGAGATGGCGCACGACTCTTCTTTACTGTTTCTTCTTTTTCTTCTTTTTCTTCTTTTTCTTCTTTCTTACTTACCTTCTTTTCCTTTACTTCCTTCTTGGCTGCTGCCTTCTTTGGGGCTGCTGCCTTCTTTGGAGCTTTGGATACGACCTTTGAGGCGACGGGACTGCTTACGGGGGTTACGCTTGACATTTTGAGTGATTTGATAATCTTAATTTATAAGGGTGATTCTATATATTTTTGAATATCTTTCTCAATTTTTTACATTTATACATCAAATACTATGGTTTCGAGAACATATTTTCTACTTTATATTACTCATTTATCGATATGTTACTCATTTCTCGATAAGTACTTTTTTACATTATTTATACTCTTTTTTATTATTGTAGAGAACCTAACTCTTTTTTATACAATATATATAGTGTATTATCATCATTTTACTCTATACACAGACCTCGCACACAAATACTTTCATAAAACCATATACACACCTCGGTACGGAAATACTTTATCAAAAACAATATACAGACCTCGGCACACAAATACTTTACAAAAATAATATACACACCTCGGCGCGGAAATACTTTACAGAAACAATATAGAGACCTCGGCACACAAATACTTTACAGAAACAATATAGAGACCTCGGCGCGGAAATACTTTACAGAAACAATATAGAGACCTCGGCGCGGAAATACTTTACAAAAACAATATAGAGACCTCGGCGCGGATTATCGATATCCTACTCATTTCCCGTTATCCTACTCATTTATCGATATGTCACTCATTTCTCGATAAGTATAAATATCCTTATTTACTGTGTTTTACAAAATAAAACATAGTACTACAGTTCAACTGTATTCTGTTGAGATACTACAGTAACCAGATTACTCAGTACTAAAATTATTCAGTGTTAGAAAAATTCAAGAGTATCCAGAACTATTATACAGAACCATTATCCAGAACTATTACACAGAACCATTATACAGAACCATTATACAGAACCATTATACAGAACCATTATACAGAACCATTATACAGAACCATTATACAGAACCATTATACAGAACTATTCTCAGATACAAACCATAATAATATTGAGCCAAAAAAAATACCTACAAGAACACCTGGCATAGTATATATAAATACTATTTTATTTTTTAAATACGACAAGTATTATTTTGTAAAACCAATAACAATTTAATGTCATAAATGTTATCATTGTAAGATAAACATATATTTCACTGCTTATACTATTATGTATAATCATATCCTGATAAAAATCTGGATTTAATCCCAATTGATAAATAAATTCATAACACCGATATTTAAAAAAACAACCAATAAATAATGCATTGCTTATATGTAGAGAATATGAAATACATTTATTATTAGATATCTTCTTTTGTTCTTTTAAGAAATAACTGGTACATATAAAAATACTACTCATTTCAACCTTTAAAAATGTAACATTAACATGATATACTTGTTGCAATGGGATAAAGTACAATTTTGGATAAACAACAAAAAACATTGATGTTACGTGATGAATAATTGTATCCATTTTGTAAAATGGTAAATAAAATGTTTCAATAAGTAAATAAAAGAACATTATATTGTTTATATCTTCAAGATTGGTTACATGATAAATATTATAAATAGTATAGAATGAAATTAATAATAATCCAGCATATTGGTATTTTTCTATTTGTTTATATTGTAGTGGATTTACTAAAAAATAATTTACTAACATAATGTTACATTGGTAAGCTTTTTATATATTTTATATTTAATCTCAGTGTTAATTGTATTAGTATAAAATTGAGTTTATAATCAATACATATGTTACTATAAATATAACATTTAATATGGATAAAATTATTAAAGATATTGAAATAAAAGTTCGGTATTACGAATTATTTACAAAAATTAAATACGCAGGTATGGGTAGCCATTACAAAAATCTTAAAGAATTTATACAAAATAAGATTAAACAATATCCAGATATAACTCTTAATAATTTTGAATTTGAATTATTTCAAAAAATTAGTGACATATACATTGAGATGAATGATATACCAGATATGGTTGGTTTTGAAGGTCAATGTGAATGCGATTATTAAATTTATGAAAAATTGATATTTATAATAATTAATATAACTAATTATAATATTAACAAACATGGATTATGAATTTTGGTGTGACGAGGAACGACTAGGACGTAATAGAAATCCAGAAGATAAAAAATACATTGATAATTACACAAAAAAAAATACAGAAAAATATATTCAACACCGAGTACTTGCTGATATTAGTACTATTATTGGTTTGTTTGCTGCATTATACGTATCTATATTCTCCAAATAAAAAAAGTGGTTATTACTTACATTTTTTAAATCTCTTATAACTATACTACTACTATACTACTACTATACTACTACTATACTACTACTACTCTCTACTTTTTTGGCGGTTGCCACCCCTTAACTCTTACGCCATACTGGATCCGGCAAACAGGACATTTCATACCTCCAACACGCTGCATATGATTTATTATACAATCACCACATAGAGTGTGACCGCACCTTAATATCATTTTGTTAGTATTACCTAAATCATCAAAACAAATAGGACATTCGCTTGACTCGAATGCGTCTTCATTACAACCTAACTCTCCCTGTTTTTTCTTACAGTCGATTAGGTCTTTGTTGATTAACTCTTGAATTGGATTTACAGAACGATAATGAACGTAGTTGTTTGCTCGTCGTGGTGGTGGATTTGGAGGTGATCTTGGTTCGGGCAACCCTCGGGTTAATCTTTCAGGTAGTTGTCCGGTTGGTTGTCTATCTGGAATAGAGATAGTTGCTGCTACATTCATAGAATGTAATCTTGCTGCAATATACTGTTCCTCAGCTCGTTGTTCTGCACGACTTTGTCTTGTTGTTCGTGTCATTGCTCTCGCTGCCTCTCTTTCTCTTTGCTGTCTTGCCTCTGCTTCTTGAACGATTCTTTCCGTAAATATTCGTTCTTCCTCATCCCGACGATACTTTCTTAGAAGTTTTTTTGTCTGAATAACTTGGAATTTATATAGAAGCTTGATTTCTCTTACTCTTTCCCTTCTTTTCTTTAATGCCTCTTTCTCTGCATCTCTCTCTGCAATCTTAGCTTGCTTAGCTGCCTCTCTCTCTGCAATCTTAGCTTGCTTAGCTGCCTCTCTCTCTGCAATCTTAGCTTGCTTAGTTGCCTCTCTCTCTGCAATCTTAGCTTGCTTAGCTGCCTCTCTCTCTGCAATCTTAGCTTGCTTAGCTGCCTCTCTCTCTGCAATCTTAGCTTGCTTAGCTGCCTCTCTCTCTGCAATCTTAGCTTGCTTAGTTGCCTCTCTCTCTGCAATCTTAGCTTGCTTAGTTGCCTCTCTCTCTGCAATCTTAGCTTGCTTAGCTGCCTCTCTCTCTGCAATCTTAGCTTGCTTAGCTGCCTCTCTTTTAGAAATATTCATTTCTTTAACGCTTTTAAAATCTTCTTCCACGAAATCGTGGAAAACACTTGGAAAACTTTGAGTGATTGATGCCATTGTAAATGGTTAATAGGTTGCATCCTAGTAAAGATCATATTTCCGCTCAATTTTCTACACGAAAAGCATCAAAAACAGTGTATTTCAGTACAAACTTTATAACAAGAACAAACTTTTACAAAAACCCCTCAAATTGAGTGTTTTTTATAATAAACTTAAGAATATAGTAAGGTCAAGGTTCTCCAACACTTGAAAAATATTTCCAAAAAAAATATAAAATATTACATATCACCTTTGTTGAGCTTAACTGTGGGATATACTTTTTTGAATATTTTCTTGTTGCGTCTATCAACATTATTTTCATCTTGATCTTCATCCAACAAAGTCATCTTGACTTTTTGACAGAAATTCCAATCTTTTGAGTCTATTTCATTGGCTCTTGGGTTCTCCAAAACATATTCATTATCTGCAATACTGTAATGTTTTCTTTGAATAATATCTATTGTTTTATTCATAATTTTATTGTCACTCTTTTTCCATTGTTCTTCGTTTTTAATGTAAATAGTTTCTCGCTTTAAATCAGTGCAATGTAAAGGTCTTGTTGTAATATCTAACTTCTCCAAAGCCTTTATTAATACATTAGTTATGCTATCTACATATCCATCTCTACCAACTGCTACCAAATCTTTTGTAGTTAATTCAATTGAATTAACAAAATCTTGCATGTTAATAGCATCCTTACATTTTTCATTTAAAAACATTTGAACGTTGTATGTATTATTACAATTGCTATTATTGCTATTATTTACAACTGTTGGACCTAGCTGTTGTATCTTTTGCATAAGTTCTCCATTTTGCTCTATAAGTGCAATCATTAATTGATTATTAGTAGGTTCTCCCTTTTGTTCTATAAGTTGTCCATTATTTAGTGTGTCTTTTTCTTGTGAAATTTTTTGGCATTTTTTTTTATGCCTTGATAATCCAGAGGCAAAATTATATTCTTTTCCACAATCACATACAAATGCTTTGGGGTTTTTTGGGGTTTTATTGTTACCATTTGTTATCATTTTATGTTTTGCAGTCAATAAATGTCTATTATAATCTTTTTTATTGCTGCATTTAAATTTGCAACTTTCGCAAAAAAATATTTTGGGGTTTTTTGGGGTTTTTTTTGTTATCATTATTATCCTATATAATGATAACAAAAAAACCCCTAAATTACTTTTCTGTAAAATAATAAAAAAGGTCAGTAAGGTAAAAAAAATCAAAAAAATGAAAATAGCAGCATAATGGAGTGAATAGTGATTTTAATGATTTTTAGTGTTAAAAAAAAATATTATAGACATCGATCATAAAAATGGACATACTTTTGTATGTCCAATTTTGAAAACCTAAATAAAGAATTTAATATTTTTGTAAATATAGTAAATAAGATAGTCTGTTGGGTTCTCCAAAACATATTCATAATGTTACAATAATTGATAATATTTTTGTAAATATAAACCAGTTGTTATTTTACACCAAAATTATAATAAAGATACATACCTATAAAAACTGATATAAAGCACCACCAAGAACCCATTGCACCATTTATAAAATATTTAATAAGTAATATAACAGCAATGGATAATGCAATCATATCCCATCGTGGATATAGAATTAAGATAGCAAATAAAAATAGTTCCCATAATTTTATTTCATTATCGCCCCATACAGGTGATGAAAAATAATTATTACATAAAGGTTTAGAATATCCATTAAATTTGTAAAATATTATATACGAATAAAGAGCAAGTAAAACTATATGATGTAGTTTTTGAAATTTACATATAAAATATATATTATATATTACTTGCATTGATAGAATAATAGGAATAATAATAGAGGTTAGAATATAATTTAATAAATCTGTTTTCATTTCAGTAAACCATAATATGGCATCTACAAATTGCATAGATGTAAATATCAAAAAAGCGATAACATATTGTCTTTCTTTTTCGGTTAAATTACGTTGTAATAAAACATATCCTAATGTATAAGCAGCTATTCCAGTTCCTAATGAAACTTGAAAATTATAACACATATATAATAATGATTATAAAATAAAAATATAAACATAATGCAAGTAATAATAAATGGATTTAATAAAGTATGGTAGTGCAGGAGTGTCATCATTATTGTTTACAGGAATGGCTTATGCATATAGAGTTCCGTGTGAAGTGCAATGGCGAATGGGTATATTAACGATATGTAGTAGTACATATCACATACATCAAGAAGTATTAAAAGATAGTAAAAGAACAAAATGGTTAGAAAGATGGTTAGAATGCTTGGATGGATTGGCAATAATATTATTATCAGGAAATTTTTATATGAGGAGTGATACAGTATGTAATTTAATGAGGATGTATGTGCCAATGAAGATGGTATCAAATGTGGAAATAATAAAAAGATTTAGTTATTTTAGTGGTATATTAATGGGTATAAAAGACAACCCAAAATTAATTTTACCTTGGATGATGGGATTGGGAGGTTTAATGAATTATTTAAAAAAAATGGAGTGGAATAATGAATCAAGAGCAATGTGGCATGTAGGAAATAGTATATTAATAGGAATGGCATATGGTTTAGAATAAATTTATAAAAGTGGTTCAGTTCTGCAGAAAGGGCAAGGTTTGTCGAAAACTCTAGTATAACAACTAGTACACATAGAATGTCCGCAATGATTATCAATATTAAGACGATTATCTTCATAACAAATATCACAAGTTTGAATATGGTTAAGTTTTTGAAAGAGTGAAATTTTATTCTTGTAGATAGAAACAAATTTATTAGAATTCAAATGATTAATAAGATTATGAACGAAAGTAGAATGAGGTTTATGAAAATCGTTAAGCTTGTTATAAACCATAAGAACATTATTATCAGTGAAGAATTTTTTGAAATGAATATTTTTAATATGACAACTACAGAAAGATTGGTGACGATTGCAAACGCGTTTATCGTCAGTAAGGAAATTAAGAAGGTGTTTAGCAAATAAGTTAATATAATTTTGTTGGTAATAGTAGATGATAAGGTAATACCAAGACTGTATGTCGCCGTTTTCGAAAGCCATTTCAAAGAATTTGAATGCATTAGTAAAATCCTTTTGTTTGTAATATAAGTCGGCAAGATTATACATAGCGAGTTCATCATTGAGGTAATGAATGGCCCTATTATAATAATAGATGGCTTTATGAAAATCATTAAATCTTTGTTCGTATATGATAGCAATATTAACAGTGTTAAGATAAGGATCGATTAATAAAGCAGTATTATAAAGTGAAATAGCTTCTGTAGGGTTATTTTTTTCAATAGTATCAGCTTGTTTATAAATAATATGATTAAGAAGATTAAGTCCAATATAGTCGTGAATGGGGTCATTGGAAGTATTTTGTAGTAATTTATGGTGGTTAGAGTCCTGTGATAAAATGGAAAAATTATCATCAGAGTCATAAAATTCGCTAGAAATAGAGTCGTGTTCTAAAATTTGTTCTGGTTCATCAAAAATGCGATCGATGTTAATACTTTGGAAATCATTATTATCGAATGATTGAATTCTTTCAATACCATTAAGAGTGTCATAATGAATAGATCGTGACATCATAGTAGGAATAACATTATGAGTAATAGGAGTGTTATAACGAATAGTTTGTGAAATAATATTAGGAATAACAGTATGAGTAATAGGAGGTGGAGTAACACTAGTAGTACTAGTAGTACTAGTAGTATATGTATTAGGAGTAGGTGTATTATTATGTCTGATAGTTCTAACCATATTTGATGTAAATGAATTTAAATGAAAATGAGTAAAATATCTAAAAAAGAATCAATTTTTTAGAAAGCAGCATAATAAGTAATGTTTAATACAATAAGCGCATTGATATGTGAAAGAATAATTGGAAACTTTAATAATAAATGTAGGTTTATAAGTTTTTCTGCTTTGTATTTCTAAATTATGTAGATTAACATATTCAAGATAAAGTCCAGTTTTTCTACGTGAATTATAATAAGGTTTATTAGTATATTGATAATCAATATAATTATCAAGATCATCGTGGTTATAAATATTCATAAAATCATTGTAGTATAAATAATGATTTTATAAAAAAGCCACCTGTGAGATTCGAACTCACGACCACTACCTTACAAGGGTAGCGCTCTACCCCTGAGCTAAGGCGGCAGAATCTCAGTAAAATGAGATATATATAAATAAAGAAAGTCTTCAAATAGTTTTACTGATAAATAATTTATTTGTAAAAATAATAAGTAATAAAAGTAGTAATATAAAAAAGAATACCTCCCCAGATAGTATCAATAATGGCTGGAAAGTATTGATAATTACTAAAAATAGCAAGATTAGTAAAATCAAAAACTCCATAAACAGAAGCTCCAAGTAAGAAAGCGTGTAAAGGAGAAAGGCGTGGTTGTAAAATAAAAAAGTAAAGAATAAAAAAGATAAAAATATAAGCAATAACAGATGGAAAAATAGAGAGAACCATATTTTGTTTTTGTATATTTCGAACCATGGGTCCAAAAAGACTATTGCCGAAAGATTTTAAATATAAAAAGTCAAAAAAGAGCAAAAGGGATGCTGGAATAAGTAAACGAATCATAGTAAACTTTTAAATTATTATGAGAAATTATTAGAATTGCCAATATAATTAAAAATGTCAAGGTGTTGAAGTTCATTGTAAATATGCGAAGGTAAATTGGAAATAAATCGTTGAATAAGATCATTATCAATATTACTTTCAGTAGCAAGTGAATGTAATGTTTCATAAGCGTCAGTATATTGATGTTTGCGTAGAATGGTTTGAATAGGTTCAGTTAAAACATCTGGATTGTTAATAAGTTGTGATTTAATGACTTTATCATTAATAGAAATTTTGGAAAGTGCAGTAATAGTGGATGAATACGCGATAAGACAATAAGAAAAAAGTGATCCAATATTGCGTAGAATAGTGGAGTCAGTAAGGTCGCGTTGTAATCTAGAAACAGGTAATTTTCTAGTAATGGCTTCAATAAAGGCATTCGCGATACAAATATTGCCTTCACTATTTTCAAAATGAATAGGATTAATTTTTTGTGGCATAGTAGAAGAGCCAATTTGTTTAGGGTCGGTGTGTAGTTTAAAATAGCCTTTAGAAATGTATAACCATGAGTCAATATTAAGATCATTAACAATATTGTTAATAGTTTTAAAAAAGTTAAAAAGATTAGAAATATTGTCATAGTTACTGATCTGTGTAGTGTATTTTTCTCTATAAAGACCGATAGAGTGAATAAAATCATCAGCGTGTTTGTCCCAGTTGTGATGAGGGAATGCAAAATAATGTGCGTTAAGATTACCAACTGCGCCTCCAAATTTGGTAGTAAATTTAAATTGATTACAATATTGTAATTGTTGTTTTAATCTATAATAGAAAACGTATAGTTCTTTGCCCATAGTGGTAGGAACAGCAGGTTGTCCGTGAGTGAAAGCTAACATAACATCATTTTTCATAGAAGATGCGTGTATTCGTATAGAGTTGGCTAAATTTTGTAATGTGGGTATGATAACAGATTTAATAGCGTCTTGAATGGCAAGAATATTAGCGCTGGTGTTAATATCTTGTGATGTAAGTGCAAAATGAATAAATGAAGAATATTGTTCTAAGTTGATAGTTTTAAATTTATCTTGGATAAAATATTCAAGGGCTTTAATATCGTGTTTGGTAGTATTTTCATATTTTTTAATTGAATGAAAATCTTGAGTACTAAAATCGTTCCAAATATTAAGAATAGATTTGCGTGTAACAGTGTTATCAATAGGTTTAAGTTGTGGAATAATATCAATAAGAAATAAAAAATATTTGATTTCAATAAAGAGTCTATATTTAAAAAAGCTGAATTCAGAGAAGAAATCTTGTAAAGGGAGAGTAATATTAGCATATCTGCCATCAATAGGAGAAATAGCGTTCATAGTTAATAATATAGATAATAATGAAATATTTATGTAATTAAAAAAAAAGATAAAGTGTAATAGTTATAAATAACATATAATGGATAGTGAAGAAAATCGAAAAGAATATACAAAAGATAGTATAGTAAATAGTGTAATAAGTGAATTTGTAAAACGTTCAAATGTGGGATTAGAAAAGTATGGAACAACATTAGATCGAGAAGATTTAAAATTGAATGATTGGATCCAACACGCACAGGAGGAATTAATGGATGGAATATTATATTTGGAAAAGTTAAAAAAAATAAGTAAAGAGAAAAAATAAGTAAAAAAAAGTAAAAAATAAAGATAAATTAATTCTTCAACGGTTTAAAAATAATGAAAAATACAAAAAGCAATAGTGCTAGTAATAATAATAGAAATAATGGAAACATACATCATAGGTGAATGAATACAATAATAAAATGGTGTATTATTATTATCATCAGTTAAATAGAAATAATCGTGTATAGAACTAGTAAATGAAGAGGAGATAGATTGTTCTGGTGAATAATATTTATTATAGTCTTCATTAATAGTGATGTTATTGTTATGGTTAGCAATAAGATCGTCAGTAGTTTTCCAAGTATTATTATCATCATTATCATCATTATTCTCATTAATGTCATTGTTCTCATTTAGGTTATGTGTATTTAAAGGATTAACAACAACAGTATTTCTGTTAGTAACATCAGTATAAATATCAGTATTAATATGAGTATTAGTATTCATTATATATATAATAAATACATATTTAAACTGTTAAATAAAGAATAAGTTAAAAATGAAAGTTATAAATTATCCAAATAATATATAAAATGTCAAATTATTTGAAAGACCAAATAATAACATATATGGGAAATAAGAGAAAATTAATAGATATAATAGAAAAAGAATTAGAAGAAATAAAAAAAAAAGAAAATAAAGAAAAATTAAAAATAGGAGATGGTTTTGCAGGTTCTGGAATAGTGAGTCGTTTATTTAAAAAAGGAGAGAAGGAGTTATATACAAATGATTTGGCAGGGTATAGTAAAACATTAAATGAGTGTTATTTATCAAGTATAAATAAAAGAGAATTAAATAAGGTAAAAAAATATATAGATGAGGCTAACAAAAAAGCGGATGAGGGTGTAATAGATATGAGTGAAAGATGGATATCAAGACATTGGTCGCCAAAGGATGAAGAAATAAAAGAGAATGAGCGAGTATATTATACAAATAAAAACGGAAAGAGAATAGATATAATGAGAAATTACATAGAAACAATTCCTGAAAAGTATCGTTCCTTTTTGTTGGGTCCTTTATTAGTAGAGAGTTCAATCCATAATAATACGAATGGCCAATTTGGAGCATATTATAAAGATAAAGATGGAAAGAAGGGTGAATATGGTGGAAAAACAAAGACAGATCTAAAAAGAATAACGCAGGAAATAAGGATCCCATATCCGGTGTTGGATGACGGAAAATGCAAAGTAAAAATAAGTCAAATGGATGTGAATGAATGGGCGAAAGGATTAGTAGATATGGATGTAGTATATTACGATCCTCCTTATAATAAGCATCCGTATAATATCTATTATTTTCTGTTAGATGTAATAAATAATTGGAATAAAGAAGAAGAGGTGCCAGAAACAAATCGAGGTCAATCTGCAAACCGAGAGAAGTCATTATATAATAGTACTGTATATGCAAAGAAAGCGCTAGAAGAATTAATAAATAGCACAGATTCAAAATACATAATATTGTCTTATAATGATGGTGGAATAGTTCCAATAAAAGAAATGGATGAATTATTAAATAAAGATGGAAAAGAAGTAAAGAAGATAGGAATAGACCATAAAACATATAATCGTTTAAAAGGTCTAAGTAATTACAAAAGAACAGGTGAATATAAAGGAGTAAAAGAATATTTGTATGTGATAAAAAAGATGTAAAATATAAATATTTAGAATGTAAAAATTATAGTGCTAAATTAGCTAATTCGTCAGCACGTTGATTAAAGTGTCTATAAACGTGTATAAAAGAAACAGAATCAAAATATGATAATATAGATCTAGCTTGATTGTATAATTTAAGAATATGTGGTGCAGTAACATTAAATTTGCCATTCATTTGTTGAATAACAAGATTGCTATCGCCTTTAATAGTAAGTTTTTTAATACCTAATTGTTTAGCGTGCTCGATGCCAATAATCATGCCGGTGTATTCAGCAACATTGTTAGTGGATTTTTTGCCAACAAAAAGGGATCTTTTCCAAATTTCAATATCATTATTGTAGATAACAGCTCCAGCGCCAGATGGTCCTGGATTTTTCTTAGAACACCCGTCAAAATATAAAACAAAGTTGTCGTTTAAATTTTGTTTCTGTATTTTATTAGTTTTATTAGAAAGAATAGGTGCAACAGTATTAAGTTTATTATTTTTGAAAAATGAAGTAATATTAGTTTGCATAGTATGTATGTATGTATGTATGTATGTATGTATGTATAAATAATAATAATAAAATTAAAAAGAATCAATTTT